TTGGATTGGGGAAATGATAATATTCGATACGTATTTTCTTCCATAGAACGCTCGCTCCCACTCTATCTGGAATCGATTGGCTACAGTGCGTGGGAGCGTATCTTTCAACGTCCAGAAGGCTATCCGTACTATCACTGGCTGCATACGCTTGATGGCGAAGGCTGCTTCGAGCTTTTGGGGGAATCCATTAAGCTGACCAAGGGAATGGGCGTATTGCTGACGCCGTTTACGCCACATAGCTATTATCCTACCTCAGAACGCTGGTCGACGATTTATATTACGTTTGGCGGTGCAGCGGCAGGGGCGATTATGGAAGCACTGGATATGGATACATCCACCTTTTATGCGGAGGGGGAGGATCGATCCTTTGGCAAGCTGTTTAATGACTTGTTTCGGCGAATTGCCCAGGCCGAGTCTCACTCCAACATTGAGGTTTCATCGGATCTATATAATTTTCTCATGCAGCTGCGCAAATTCGGTATGCTGAATAGCCAGCCGTCGCTTTCTCAATACTACCAAAAGCTGCAGCCCATCGTATCGTGGATGGAGCAGCATATGTCCGACAATATCGGCTTGCCGGAAATTGCCGAACATGCGAACATGAGCATAAATACATTACATGAGCTATTTCAGCAGGCGTTTGATTTAAGCCCTTATTCATATCTGATTCAGCTTCGTATCCGTGAGGCGAAGCGAATCATTTTTCACCATCCAGAGCGTGCCTTGCGCGAGGTCGCTGAGCAGACAGGCTTTAACGATGTCAGCCACTTTGTCGCTACATTCCGCAAGAAAGAAGGGATTACGCCCGGCAAATACCGCGAGCTTCATCTAACGCCTGAGGAGCAGCAAGCTCCCGGCATAGAAACGATATAGCTGTGCAGTAAAATAATATTCATGCAAGTTTAAGAGCAAGGTCGAGGTTCAAAATCCAAGGTCAAGGTCGCAGCCAAGCTGGCCTTGGCCTTTTTTAATTGTCCGGGATATGCGCTCTCCTAACTCTTCTCTATCATAGTAGATCCTTACGATTGGATCGGAGTACAGGTTCAGTCCTGCAAAAAGCTGTCCGTTGGTTGTCCGGCTAATGACCAGGGCATGTCCGTGCATTGTACTTTAGGCGTGTTAAATTTGTATTGTGGAAATGAATCGATAGAGGTTCGGAAGCCGCTGAGTGGATCAGCGGCTTTTGGCATTTCCGGAAATGCCGCGCCACAGGAGCCCGGCGGGTATTGGAAGGAGGTGATAACCATTGCAAAAAGTAGGGTCGGATGAACTGGGGATGCTGGGATGGTACGCTTTATGAGAAGTGCGGTTACAGCCCGGCTGTTGCAAGCCGTTCCAGCGCTGCAAGGTGTATTTCATTCAACGGCCGAGATCAATGCTGGTGTGGCGGAAGGGCCTTATGTCTTAGTAGTAGAGACTGGAGAGGACACAAGCCCAGCATGGTCAGGCTTCAGGCAAATTATCGAGCTCTGGCTTTATGTCTCTCGCAACAGTCCGCTTGAGCTGGATGTGCTTAGCGAGCAGATGATTTATGCGTTGGACAAGGAGCTTCTGGCCGCAGAGACGGGGGAGAGGTTCCTCTGTTTATATGAGGGAACTACAGGAGCGGATTCGCTGGACGAGCCACGGGATGCTGTGAAGCGAGGCTTGCGGTTCGCATTGATCGTTCCACAGCAGATGAGTTCGTCGGTGCAAATCAGCAGCGATCCATGGTTGGATGCCGTCCAAGATTGGACGCGACGCATACTGGGCGAGGCTTGGCGGGTCTATAACGGCAGTTGGCCGTTAGGCTATGAGGCTCCTGCTGTGATGTGGAGGATTGCCGATATGGAGGTATCTCCGCAAGGCAGGGGGGTCTATGAATTGCAAAAACAATTCACGGCCTTTATAGCCGGAATGGATGCTGATCAGGAGCATCAGGCCATTCTTACCCTGGTAGAGGGCTTGGGCCGAAGCGTTAAAATTCCTTTGCGGCCGGAGGACAAGTCGTATTTAACCATTCTTGAACCGAAGGTGAATATGAACGCGAATGGAGTAACGGAAGGACAACTATCAGTAACGTTTAGCCGGCGCATCACGGGCTCTCTTGATGGAGGTTCGCTGATGCAGTTCATTCAACACACACGAATATAAATTTGAGGTGAGAAAAGCTATGGCACAAAAAAAGCAGCCAGCTAAAGCTGTTCAAGCTACTAAAGCAGCTAAAGCGGTTAATACAGCTAGTGTAGTTAACGCAGCCAACGCTAGTGCGGCCAAGGCAACCGGGGCTGGCAAATCAACGGGTGAAGCAGCCAGAGTTGTCAAAACAACCGCAGCATCTGAGGCTGCCGAGCCAGTATATCCGCTTGATGAAATTATGCAGCAATCGGAGGTGCTGATGGGCGTAAAGCCAGAAGTGCTGGCTGGCACATTCCATCATTTGCCCGGCGACATGTCCAGCGCCAGTCTAACGGTACAGGAAGCAAAAAAGCAGGTACAACTATTTTTGAATAGGAAGGTGAAGTAATTATGGCAGCAGGAAATTGGAATTTGACGAGTCAGCCGGTATTGCCGGGGCTGTTCATGAACTTTGTAAGTGCGGCGGGAGCGGCGATCGTGCCGGGTGCCCGCGGAGTAGTAGTTGCACCCGTGAAGGCGCACTGGGGGCCAATCGGGCAGTTTGTAGAGGTGACGAGCGAGAATGCCATTAAGGAGCTGTTTTCGAATGATGAGTTCAGCGGGGCTACTGCTTATACGACGCTGTTCTTGTCCTTGCTGGGCGGAGCGAAGAAGCTGCTGGCTTACCGGATGGCGGACAGTTCGGCGGCAGCGGCCGAGATTGTGCTGAAGAACAGCGAAGCGAGCCCGGCGGACGCATTGAAGGTGAGTGCCAAATATGCGGGCGAACGCGGCAATGCTTTTAAGGTGACGATTCAGCCAAGCCTTGCTGTGCCGGACGTGAAGGAGCTCAAGCTGTATGAAGGCAATACGCTGCTTCGTACGATTACACTTGGGAATGGCGATGTGGATGCCGCTGTCGCTGCGATCAATAAGGATTCGGGAAACAAGTGGATCGTGGCAGAGAAGCTTGCCGAAGGCGTGCTTGCCGACGTGTCAGGTGTGGCTTTAGAAGGAGGAGCCAGCGGTATTTCCGGGATTACGAACGCGGATTATATCGCGGCTACGGAAGCTTTTGAGACGCAGGATTTCCATGTGCTGACGCTCGATGGGGTGACGGATGCCGCGCTTCGGACGAGCCTTGTTGCCTGGGTCAAGCGGGTTCGCAGCGAGGGCAAAGGCATTATGGCTACGCTCGGCGGGTCGATGGCGGAGGACACAGGTGCGGATGCGGTGAATAAGGCGATTGCTCGAAGCGCAGCTGCCGATTTTGAAGGAATCATCAACGTGGGTACAGGGGCTGTATTGAATGGCAAATCGTATTCCTCTGCACAGGTCGCTTCCTGGGTTGCCGGGCTGATTGCTGGACAAGCGTTGAAAGAATCTACAACGTATGCCGCGTCACCTTTTGATGACGTGACTCGCCGCTGGACGCGCTCGGAGCAGGAGCAGGCGGTGCAAAACGGCGTATTCCTGCTTGTACACGATGGTCGCCGGGTCAAGGTGCTTCGCGGGGTGAACAGCTTGATTACTTTGCAGCAGGGCCAGAACAAGGGCTGGAAGAAAATCCGTAAAGTTCGCGTCATCGATCAAATTAATGCGGATCTGCAGCGTCAGGCAGAGGATCATTATATCGGCAAAGTTAACAACACAGCGGAAGGGCGTCAGGCTTTAATTAGCGCAGGGAAGCAGTACCTGCAGACTTTGGCGGCAGAGAGCGTTATCGAAGCTACCGGTTACGATGTGACGCTGGATGCGAGGTTTTATGGGGACAGCGCGATTATGCAGCCAGAGAATGATCAAGTCTTCCTAACCTGGAGAGCGGATGACACCGATGTGATGGAGCAAATTTTCGGCACGTTCTACGTGCAATAATTTAGAGGGGGAATAAATACGATGGCACAATATTTGGATCCTAGCCGCGTCATTTTGGGGACGTTCGGACAGATTTTTATCAATGGAGTATGGCAGTCGAACTTGAATCATTTAGAGGCCAATGTCGAGGCCGATAAAAGAGAGCTCAACCTGGTGGGCACGGAATATACCGTATTTAAGCTGGGGCGCAAAAAAGGCACCGGTACAATGAGCGGCTACAAGGTCACCTCCGATATGATCGAGAGAGGCTTTCAGAAGTTCAACATCATTCAGAAGCTGGATGATCCGGAGGCGTACGGTTTTGAGTCGATCGAGCTTTTGAACTGCATGGTCGACAGAATCCAGTTGGCCAACTGGACGGCCGGCGAAGAAGTGGTGGAGGAGACGCCGTTTACTTTTGAAGGCTTTACCCTGCTTGACCCGATTCACGCACCATAATTGAATTTTGAATGGAAGGGAGAACACTAGCATGAGTAATGTAAAAGAGTGGAATGAACAGGATATCCTTGACGGTCTCTTCGAGACGGCAGCCAATCTGCCGGAAGAGACCGTTTTTATTTCGCGGCTGAGCCTGCGAATTACGCTGCGCGGTTTGACTTCCAGCAAGGTCGATTCGATCCGCGAGCGCTGCACGATCCGTAAAACGACGAAAGGCCAAGTCACGGAAAAGATCGACAGCGAGCTGTTTAATGCGACATTGATTAAAGAAGCGACCTCTTCATTGGAGGTCGTGCGAAAGCAGGACGACGGCCAGGAGCACACCGTGAAGCTGAGCGGCTGGGGAGATGAGCGCATTACGAGCCGTCTCAAGCTGTCCGGCGGAGACGAAGCGGTGCGCCGCATGCTGCTCGCCGGGGAACTTGACGCCGTAGGCGACAAGGTGCTGGAGCTGTCTGGCTTTGGGGTGGATATTGCTGACCTAAAAAACTAACGAACTCCGGCGGCATGACGACTTTGCTATTCCATATGTGGAGCAGGCATAGTCTTCGCCCCGGGGTGTTCTGGTCTCTCCCGAAGGGAGAGCGCATGCTGCTGCGGGCTTTTACGGAGATGGAGCTGGAGATGGTGCCATCTTCAGCCTCGCCGCCCGACTCCGGACGGAAGCATTCTGGATGAAGACGGATGGATTATGGCAGAAAGGAGGTAAGACGTGGCGAATCATGAACTGCGTTCATTGGATTTAGCAATAGATTCCCGGGATATTGATGCCGCGGAAAAGAAGCTGCGGAGCCTGGATCGAATACTGGAACAAACCCAGCGGCGCGCCATCGCTCTCGGCAAGACGAGAATGAGGCCGAGCATTACGCTGGAGGAGCGTTTCACGGAAACGGCTATTCGGCTGAGCGCAACGATGAAGCGGCTTAACCAGGCCGCAGCTCGCCCGGTGGCCGAGCTGATTGACCTGGCTACGCCGAAGATCGCCGAGATCAGAGGGGCGTTGCAGGAGCTGAGCCGTACCCGGTGGCGGGTCGAGGTGGAAGGAACGGCCTGGGGGGCGGTAATTGGCGACTCATTTGATGAATGGGTGGGTGCGGAAGGGCAGAGTACACTGCAGCGCATTTCGGCGACGTTAGGGGAGGCGCTTGGAAGTGGATTAAGGGGATTTATATTAGATGCGCTTGGGCTTGGTGAATCCAAAGAGGTAAGGTATGAGCGCGTCGTAGACTACTTGGAAAATAATCCGGTTGTAGAAGAATCGCTTTATGCGGAAGCTGGCCGGAAGGCTGGTGATGAGTTTTTTCAAGCGTTTCTAGGCGCCTTTGATTTAGAGCAAATTTCAGGGAAGTTATGTAATTTGAAGTGTGATAGTGGGAATACGGGAATGGGTTTTTATGGCGTAGGTGACCCAGGATTAGATCTATTCGACCCGGAGCTTTTAAATGAGTTTCGTTCAGAAGCTCTTAAAGAGTACGTTTTTGATAAAGGTGACGAATTCATTAAGAAAAACGTTGGTGAACTTCACAGTACTTTTGAAGAGAATAAAAAGTGGGATTTATCAAATAAATCATGGGTAAAGAAGGTAAAGAATGGTCCTATCGGCTGGCTAGCTAAGAATGCTTGGAAGAAAGCGCCTATTATTGGAACAATTATTGGTGCTATTGATGTTATTAGAGCCGAACCGGGCAGAGCAAGAGCCGAAGCCTTCGGTTCTCTTGTAGGCAGTACGGTATTAGGAGGGGTTGGCGGATATGTTGGCACTCTTATTGGTGGTCCAGGAATAGGCTTTCTTGGTTCAGTTGCTGGAGGAATGACTGGTGATCATTATGGCGGGAATATTGGCGGAGCCATCTTCGATTGGTTCTATAAAAAAGAATCACACCCATTTGATTCAAATTATCCTATGAGAACCCCTAAAGGTCATGCCTATTCGAGTAGTCGCGGTAAATTTGGTCAGACTACCGATATAGAACAACGAAAGCACGAGATCATTTTCGGTACTGGTAATAAGCTTTCTGGAACCCCGTTAACAGATGAGGAAATTTTGAGTAAGATCGAATATTTCAACTCATTAAAGCCGCTCCCTGTTTCTATTTCCCCCTGTCCCGAAGTAGCTGCACCTCAGCCAACCACTGAGATTACAATAAATATGCCTCCAGGCATGATTCAAATACATCAGCATCAGGAAATTGATATTGAATCCTTGACTATTCAGGTAAGTACAGCAGTAGCGGAACAATTAGGCAGAAGTATGAGAAATATGATATAGGGGGCAGCAAAAGTGGAAATCAGGTTAAGAGATGAAGCCGCAGGCACCGATTTCGTGTTCCCCGTCAACCCGGAAGAGGTGAGGATTACTCGGGGCAAAGGCTACGAGACCGTTAATATTCTATCTTACGGGGAATTTGATATCGCGACGGAAGAGAGGGTGAGAGAAATCACCTTCTCTTCTTTTTTCCCCACATGGTGGGGAGATACTGAGGCAGAGCCCGCTCCAAAGGAAGCCATGCATCGGCTGACGGAAATCATGAACAGCAAGCGGCCAGTTCGGTTGATGATCGAGAATCTGGTGAATTTGCTCGTCTTTATCACGGTGCATGACACTACGTTTAAGGGCGGTGAGCCCGACGATATTTATTTCGATCTGACGGCCCGGGCGTGGAGACAGCCTAAGATTCATACGAAAGCGGGAAGTGCTGCAGGCGGTGGGAATGCTGGCGGGAGCACAAGTCGTCCTGATTTGAAAAAAACACCGAAAACCTACACCGTCAAATCTGGCGACAGCCTCTCCAAAATCGCCAAGCTGGAGCTTGGCGACAGCTCCAAATGGTCGGCTATTTATAATCTGAACAAGAAAACGATCGGTCCTAACTCCAATTTAATCAAGCCGGGGCAAAAGCTGGTGATGCCGTCATGAGTTACGAGGTGGTTTTGGAGGATAAGCATTATTTACGGGAGCTGATTGAGAGTGTTTCCTTAACGGATTCGCTCGATCAAATCTCGTATGAGGCTCGCATAAAGCTGCGTGTGCCTCCATCCGGACTGGCCATCGCGCCGGGGCAGACGATTCGCGTAAGCGGGGTGCCCCATGGAGGGAAGGAAATGGTTTATCTTTTGAACCCCGGCGTGGTGTGGGAGTGTATTAGCAGCAATCGTGGCAGCAAGAGCCTCAGCCTCGTCGTGTACGATCGGACGATTTATCTTGCGAAATCCGAGGATGAGTATTTGTTCTCTTCGGGAGGAACGGCCAGTCAGCGGCTCAAGAAGTATGCGCAGGATTGGCAAATCAAGCTCGCTTCTATCCCGGACACAGGGAAGGCGTTGAGCAAGGCGACCTACCGCTCCCAAGTGATTTATAACATGATCGTGACAGACTTAAGGGAGACGGTGAAGCTTGGCGGGGAAGCATACATGCCGCGGATGACGCCCACAGGCCTCGAGTTGTTCAAAATCGGCAGCAACAAAACCGTATGGAAGCTTGAAGCCCTGGAAGGCATCGATCAGTACCGGACGCTGGAGGGGACGGTAACCAAAGTCAAAGTGATTGGCAGCACGGATAGCAGCAAGCCGTCAAGTTCGAGAACTAGCAACGATAAAAACAAAGCCGATCCTCCTTCGCAATTCCTGGCGGTTGAGACGGGGGAAGTAAGTAAATTCGGAACTTTGCAGCGGATCGTACAGGATGAGGATGTAAAGACTCCGGCGGATGCCAAAAAATTGGCGAAAAGCATGCTGACCGGTCTCCAGGAAACCTTCACCGTGAATGGACTCGATATTAACACCCTTCGAGCCGGGGATAAGGTAGAGCTAAATGGTATGGAGCTAATCGTCATGTCGATTTCCCATGAGCTGGGGGAGCCAGGGCGCATGTCGCTGGAATTGGGGACGTATGATCACGTGAAAAGGAGGTATTATCTCAACTATGGCTGATCCTTATAAATCGTTGGCAGCTGCGTTCCGGGAGCAGATGACGGGGTATGCCAAAGATATGCTGTCCGGCATGTCCACAGAGCTCGGGACGATAACGGCTTCGGGGCTAAAGCTCGACAACTTCAAGCATGAAATCAAAAGTTACCTTGTCGCCGACTTCCCGGTAGCCTTGGAGGTGCCGGCTTTTCATATGGTTGGAACGATGATGTCGCCCGTCGATCAGGAGGGGTATCCACTTGGAGTACCGGGCCCGCGTACTCGCTTTGAGTTTGAGGCTGCCGAGATCAAAGAGGTTCGTGCTAATTTGGCGGACGGCCTTCAGCCGGGAGATCGCGTCGTAGCGGTGAATATGAATGGCGGCCATGAAGTGGTTGTCATGTGCAGGGTGGTGAGCCAAGGTGGCTAATTTATTTCCGGAGGAAAAAGAATGGGGCTCTGGTGCAGGCGCGGCTGGGCTGGATGAGCTGGACGACGTGCTGGAGAGGCAGAACGCGGGAGAAGGGAGAGCGTTTGGGCGCAGCTGGATGTTTGATTTTGAAGCAGGAGAGTTCCTCATGACCCCTACGCGAAAAATAGTGCTTGCCGACGAGACTGCAGCATGGATTATGTGGTGCGAGAAGGCGGTGCGAACCGCAAGATATCATCATGTCATTTATTCCCGTAATTACGGTCAGGAATATGACGGCTTGATCGGCAGGGGGATGAGCCGCGGGGCGCTTGAATCGGAGATTCAACGCATGACGACGGAGGCGTTGTTGGCAGATCCGCGTACGGAGCGGGTGGATCAGTTTTCTTTTAGCTGGTCGGGGGATGCCTGCTTGTTCTCCTGCCGCGTGATGAATGCAAGGGAAGAGACGGCGGTTTTAGAAGGGAGCGTGAGTGTGTAATGGCAGGATTGCCAGTATATTTGCAAGAACAGACGGAAGAACAGATTATGCAGCGGATGCTGAACCGGGTGCCTGACGATATTGATAAATCGGAGGGCTCTTTTATTTGGGATGCGCAGGCTCCGGTGGCATTTATGCTGTCGGAGGCGGGGCTTTGGGCGAGGCAGGTGCTGGAATGGGGCTTTGCCAGTTCGTCTTACGGGCCATACCTGGATATGCGGGCGGGAGAGCATGGCGTTGTGCGGCGTGCGGCGACGGCGGCAACCGGACAGGTTCAGTTTACCGGGACGCCCAGAACGATGGTGCCTGCGGGAACGCTTGTAGCTACTCCGGCAGACGAAATTACAGGAGAAGCTTCCATTGAATATGCGACGACGGCTGCTGTAACACTGGATGACAAAGGTGTGGCATTAGCGGACATTCGTGCCGTAGAGCCGGGCCGCAATGGGACGGTGCCTGCGGGTGTGATTACGGTGATGTCTGCTTCGGTGTACGGGATATCGGCAGTAACAAACCTCGAGGAGACCCGGGGCGGTACGGATGTGGAGTCGGATGAATCATTGCTGGAGAGGTTTTTGAATCAGGTACGGAGCCAGGGGACGAGCGGCAATAAGGCTCAGTATATGAAGTGGGCCGGAGAGGTGCCGGGTGTTGGCGGCGTGCAGGTTCGTCCGTTATGGAACGGAGCGGGAACGGTCGGCATTTATTTGCTCGATACGGACAAACGCGCGGCTAATGATGATATCGTCGCTGCTGCCCAGCAGTATATCGACCCGACCCAGGATGGGCAAGGAGAAGGCACGGCCCCGGCCGGTCCAATCGTGACGGTGATGGCGGCCGAGGAAGTGCCAATCAACATCAGCGTTAAGCTGACACTGGCGGACGGCGCTACTATAACCGAGGTGAGATCGTTGATCGACAAGGGAGTACGGGCTTATTTGAAGCAGCTTGCCTTTGTTGATCCCCTCGTTCGAGTAACCCGGATTGCTTCGGTTTTGCTCGATATTCCCCCGATCATCGATTACACGATGCTAACCGTGAATGGCAGCACGGATACGAACATCCAAATTCAGCCTGGTCAGGTCGCTGTGCTGGGGACGGTGGATGTGTATGAGTAATGTAGTGATGGAACGTTCTTGGGATGACACAAGCAGGAGGCGACGATTGTTGTTGAGGATGGTGAGAGCCCATGAATTTTAATGCGATGATGAGTGCTGAAATGGGTGGTTGTCTATGAGTACTCAGATGATGACGAGTCCGAAAGGGCGTGAGCTTTTTTCGTACCTGCCGGGGTATTATGAAACTTCCCGAGTGATGCAAGGGGACATGAACGCAAAGGGCATGGAACTGGATTTGCTGTATGAGACGCTGGATGAAACGTTGGAGCAGTTTTTCGTAAAGACGGCCACTTGGGGACTGGATCGCTGGGAGCAGGAGCTGGGGATTGAAACAGACTTGGCCAAGCCGCTAGAGCAGCGGCGAGCTGTGGTGGAATCGAAGCTGCGGGGTGCCGGGCAATTCACGGGCCGATTGGTCAAAAATGTAGCCGAAGCCTACGATGGCGGCGCGGTCGATGTATCTTTTCATTCGGATGAATGGAGTTTTACGGTGAAGTTTATTGATACAATCGGCGTTCCACCGAATCTGGACGATTTGAAAGCTGTCATCGAGGAGCTTAAGCCAGCTCATCTGGCGGTAGAATTTGAGTTTAGCTATTTGTTAATTCGAGACATTCATGCCGTTATGACGCTAGGCGAATTGGAGCAGGTGCCGTTATCAAAATTTGCAGGAGGTGGTTCAGTTGGCAAGTAACACAGAACATTTGAATTTGCTGAAGAAGGATCCGGTAGCGGATGGGAATGAGTATTTTGATATTGAGACGATGCTTAATGACAATTGGGATAAGATTGACGAGGCGATGGGGGATATATCTTCTATTCCTACGAAGGCTAAGGATGCGGCAGGCGCGATCACGGAGCTTTTTCAATCTGGCGTTGACGGAAAAAACCGCTTGGAAGCCGCAGTCATCGCCAAGGAAGGCACGGTTTCCAAGCAAGGAACGGTTGCAACCTTTGCTGAACTGGACACGGGTATACGCAGCATACCTGTGGGTGTTGATACAAGCGATGGAACTGCTGTAGCCGGGGACATTATAAGTGGAAAAACCGCTTATGTGAAAGGTGTAAAAGTGACTGGTAATATCCCCGATAGAGGTGCAGGGGGAATTGTTACTCCTAGCACTGTGGATCAGACAAAAGCAGCCGGGCGATATACAAGCGCGATAACAATTAAAGGCGAACCTAATCTAGTGGCGGGTAATCTGCCGAAGGATAAGAGTTTTTTCGGGATAGTCGGCGCATTGGAGCGTATGACCACAGCGGAGAAACAGGCTATTGCTGCTGCGATAACAGGGAAGGGTGTGCCAGCTAGTGTCAATGATTCGAATACACTACTAGCCAATAAAATAAGCCAGATTAGTCTTTTTAATCGTCTTTCAGGTGAAATCTCCGTTACGGGTAAGGGATTGGATGCCATTCACATGATAAACAACATAGGTTTTAGGCCGATGTTAATTATTTTCACTTTTAGATTTTATCGCCCTACGACAGCAGGTAATGGTTTGGAAATCAATTTTGCACAAATTCCTATTATCAGACAAGTACCCGGAAATAACGGAGGTGGCAGTATTAATGCTAAGATAACAGCGTTTGGCGGGGGTACTGACACTGTGAGGGGGGCGATTCTGGCACAATTTCAGGAAAACTCTATAAGTTTCCATGTAGATTTTACGAGCGATATTCCAACGCCGCAGACATTCAGATACGAAATAATAGGGGGGTAGATTGCGACACTATAGGTAATTCCACCCTCCAAAAAGAAGTTGGTAATACTTTGTAGCGCAAAACGATTTATAATGTGTAGAAGAAATGAAACGAATTTATTAATCCAAAGATCGAGTGAAGCGATAGAATTTGCAAATACAAACGAAGCAATAATACAGTAAATTATTAAGTTTACAGGTAAGGGAGATTCAGTGAATTATAGTGCAGGTAATATAAAAGATGCTAAAGATGTCCTCGTAGTTAATTAAAGGCAGTTTATTTACAAGGATAGCAATAGTGACATCACGGTTTTAAATTGTGAATACTTGGCCAATGGATACGGAAAAATTACTAAACAGGAACAGCAGAACAGGGGACAAGAGCAGCGCCGAATAGGCGTTTTTATTTTGCCCTCGGAGCCGATCCGGGGGCTATTTTTATAGTAGAAAGTAGGGGATGGAATGGACATTGCAGCTATCGTGGGGCTTTTGGCAGTGATCAGCGGAGCTATACTAGGTTGGACTGGCCGTTCTCGTCAAGTTAGGAAGGAAGAACGGTCTGAAGGTGGAAGCGAAGGTGCGATGCGTCAAGACGTCGAGTACATCAAGCGCGGCGTCGATGATATTAGGGTGGACATGCGGATTCAAAGCCAGCGAGTGGACGGAATATCTGAGCGAGTGACACGAGTAGAGGAATCTACCAAGCAAGCGCACAAGCGGATCGACCGCTTGGAGGAATAAACTATATTAGACCGAGAAAGGAAGATTACGATGGACTGGGACGTTATCTTTGAACTTATTCATCCGATATTGTTCGGGGTCGTGGCGGCGTGTTGGGTGATTGGCTATATTCTTAAAAAGACGCCAAAAGTGCCTGATTGGAGCATCATCTACATGGTTACCGCGGTTGCTATATTATTAACGGTTTGGCTGCTCGGCTGGGGGCCGGAATCGCTCATTCAGGGCATTCTTACCGGAGCTTTTGCGGTATATGGCAATCAGTTCGTGAAGCAAGCGGTGAAAGGGGCGAATGATAATGACAACGATATGGATTGACGCAGGGCATGGAGGTAAAGATCCAGGGGCAGTTGCCAATGGATTGAAGGAAAAGGACATCACTCACCGTATATCTCTTGCCATGAAGCGGCTTATAGAATCTCAGTACTCGGAAGTGAAGGTGCTGCTCTCACGCAGTGCAGATGGAGATATGACATTAAAAGAACGTACCAACAAAGCCAATCAAGCGGGGGCTAATATCCTCATTTCCGTTCACTGCAACGCCGGGGGCGGCGCTGGAGGATTCGAGTCTTACCGTTATACTTCGGCATCTGCGGCTTCGAAATCTCTACAAGATGTGCTGCATAACGCAATTATGACGGAGCTCAAGTCCTATAACGTTACTGACAGGGGCAAGAAGACCAAAAATCTGCATATGCTAAGAGAAAGTAAAATGCCCGCGGTTCTGACAGAAAATTTATTTATGGATGTAGCTAACGATGCAAATAAGCTAAAGCAGCAAGAGGTTATTGAAGCCATCGCCAAAGGGCATGTGAACGGTACTGCCCAATTTTTGAGCTTGAAGCCTAAGGGAGGCAAACAGCCAGACACGGTCGATCCAGAAAAAACAAAGAACTGGAAAGAAAACGGCCGTGAATGGCTCATTGCAAATGCCGGGATTAGTCCAGAATGGAAGGCAACCGACTCGGTTGATGTCGGAACGCTCGGTACGATTCTTAGCAGGCTACACAAGTAAATCCTATGGGGCCAGGAAGTTTACTCTGCGTAATTGCAGCTTGGCTGCTTACTTTGCCTATTTAGTTTACACGAACTGTATTCGTTACATTTAAAAACCACCGTTTATCGGTAAAAACACAAGCTTGCTGTATTTCATACAGATAGAAATGAGCTATGAGGGCTGAATGGGCAAAGTACCGTAATCTAGATGTAGGAAATACATGCAGTCCTCAAAAATATTCTTTGTGCCCTGATACAAAATGTAGAGAATACATCTAGCGGCTATCTTCCCCCAAACGAAGAGGGTGTCATCCTCCCGTAGGAAGCGGACATCCTCTCGCAAACGAACTACCTAATTGCGGGCAAACCGCAATGATCAGTCCCAACGATCAAGCCCCAATCTATAGAAGCAAGGGGAATGGCAACCTAATTTGCCCCTGACGAGGCGCCCCTGCCTGTTTTTCATGATCAGTAGACGCTAAACAGAATATACACCACATATATGCATGCGAACAGTAGGCAGAATGCTATGATCCACAGAATTCCTTTTCCCTTGCCTCTATATTTTTCACCTAGCTTCCACATGATGATCCTCCTCCTTAATCCACTTTGTTTAAACTTTTAACAGCGCATGTATTAGACTTTACTAGATCCCCTTGCTATTCACCTTCTATTACACTGCCACCCACAACTTTCATTAACGGCCAACTCGCCATCATCATTGCCGCAACCATACCGAACCATAACCCGCCACTACTAATACTTAACATTCCCGCGAGTAAACTAAACGAACCTAATTCGAAGAAAAGAGGGGGTTTAGGTGCCTTTTTCCACTTGCTAAGAGAACGTAGGTTCGTATATAATACAAACAAATGTTCCTATCGGGAGATGATTCTGGTGAAAAAATACATGAACCAAGTGGTCGAGATCATTTACATGGATCGCAGTGGGAAAATCACGCAACGTTCGATTCATATTCATGCCATACGCAATGGGCTGCTGCGGGCAACATGCCTGCAGACAGAAGCTCCGAGAGCCTTTAGAATTGAGCAAATCCTCGCCACTCGCCCTGTAAAACAAACTTCAAGGCAACCTGTAAATCAACCGATGAAACAGTCCTTACCTTTAAAAGGAGGAAAATACCATGCTTCCTGATCTGGAACGCAAGCTGCTGCGAATTATTTATAACTACGGGTCACAGCGGCGTAGAATGCCAACGATGAAGGAACTTGAACGTACAACGGGCAGATACGAACGAGATATTGCAGCAGCTTTGCAACAGCTGGAGGTTGAAGAATATCTTCTGTGGCCTGATAAATCCACGTTGTTCAGCCTTAAGCTGCTTCATGCTCCGCAGCCTGAAGGGAGAACCGTAGGCAAGGTACGGCAGGGGCAGCGCAGCGATATTGAGTATTGGACGAATTATTGAAGGCGTTACATAGATATTTATGATGATGCAAAAAAATTTTTTTAAGAATGCCCTCAACATCTGGTCGATTACTTTGTACACAATTTTCAATTTCTAGAACAAGGATTGCTTGGCAGCATGCTGAGCAATCCTTGTTTCGTTATAGTACGCCTTCACTATATTAGGTAAATTAAACTTTGATAATCTATATTGACCTATGGAAAAATAAGGATTATAGTTAAATTACATATATAGGAATCTTCCTATTATATGGTCTTGAAGTTTTTTATTGGTGATCCTTAAGTTTTAAATATGGGCATAGGGGGTGATTGCTGCTTTGAATCCTACAACGACGATATGCGATAAACTGGAAGATTACATGGAGAGGGAGGCGATGACGCTTCATCTTTTTGCAGAGAAATCTGGAGTTAACGCAGGTACGTTAAGCGGCATTTTAAATGGCAATCGACCAATCGCAATTGGGCAGTTAGACCGCATTACGCATGCGATGGGTTTCCCTGAAGGAAGTCTGTATGAACTGTTTGTAGATGAGTGCTTTATCTCGGCTGCTCCTCATTGGCGACGCTTGCGTCCGTTCTTGCTTCGTTGTGCCGAACTGAAGAAGCTTGATTGTATACGGGAGGTCTTATCCCGGTTGCTTGAAGATCTGAAGCAGGTTACGGGGATTTTTGAAACAGCTGAATTAATGTTTGAGCAGGAATGGTATGAAGCGGCTGTTGTAATGTATGAAAGTGTAATTGAAAGTGAAAGATCGAACCATTCTGAGAGATTGGCGATCAGTTATTATAGACTATTTAAAATTGATAGCAGAGATGGATATAATAGTCTAGAATCTGCTATAAAGTTTATCCCATATCGACATAGATTGCCAGTGTCCTACACACTTGATGGGCTTATTATGTTAACGGAATTGTACTTTGTTTATAAGAAATGGGAAGAAGTCGAGAATTATGCAAATGAGATGATCGATCTAACTAGGGCTTTATATAAGAATCAACAATGGCAAGACTCTGACTTCACACCTGCACGGCCATTGGTTTATTACTACGGTAGAGGCTATTTGTACAAATCAGGTTCTTATGAATGTCGCAGAATGTTTGAAGAATCCAGAAGATGGATTGCAGAATATGCGGATCTCAGCTGGTTTGAAGGACTGGATGAAGCAGGATTGCTGGAAGTTGAACGATATAAGATGTTTGCTGAAGCAAATCTACTCTCTGTAGATATTAAGGATGGGAAACGATCTAGAATAGCTGAATATGTACAATTTTTGGGAGATAATCCAAGTGAAATTTTAGAGGGATTAATCACTTTACTTGAATCAGCAAATCGTTATAAATTTTTTGTAGATGAGCACCTGGATAAATTTGCGGATGAAATTCAATACTATAGCCGTATTAATCGAGAAAACCGGGGGAAACTAGGCGAGCTCGAAGTTCAGTACAAAGAGCCATTTCACACCTTTCGTTGCTCACTGTTTTTTCAAAAGTATGCTATTTATTGTTTTAGAAAAAGGCTATTGAAAGAAGGGGTTAGAAATACCCTACGCAGCTTCAAATATTCTATTAAAATAAATAGTAAGCCCAACATAGTTAACAGCATGGTATTGTTTGAATTTTATCGCAACTACACGACAAAGGAACAACGTAATGCTTATGTTAAATATTGTAGAGAGGTGTGGGACTATGAAGAAGAATTTAATGTGGATGACTACACTAATTCTTTACGTTAG